GACATAACTTGTATGAGTAGATCCATCCTTATTTAAAATGTAATAATCCGCAAATACCCAATCGGGTTGGATTGTTCGCACGCCTGGAATATAACGAACCGGAACGGTGGACGTCGGGGGGGGGACCGTACCGCCTGTACCGCCTGTACCGCCTGTACCGCCTGTACCGCCTGTGCCACCTGTGCCACCTGTACCGCTCCCCGGATCCGCCGTAGTTTCCGACCCTGGGCGAAGGCCATTAGGTGTAGAAGCTTCAACCGTTGAACTCGCGTTGGTAGGATAAAATTTCCCTTTTAAGTTCCCTGAAAAATAATTCCCTGTCATTACCGCGGTTATTCTAGTCGGGATTAAATTGAGAAGACCATACCCTTTGTAACTTGCTGAAAGCGTACTGCTGGGTGAATGTCCCGCGCCTCTGGTATTAATTATATTATTGTATCTTATAATAGTTGTAAAATTAGCAGTGCCTATTGCTTTCAATATCTGGATCGCATTTTGATAACAACCATCAAAAGTATTGTATTCGATTGTTAGCCCGTTCCCCCATCCATTTATAGTAATTCCGGATCCATAATTAACACCCGAATTTGAGGTATAACCACAGTTCGTAAACGTGTTATTATAAAGGTGAACTGTTTGGGAGGAGGTTCCCGCAGTCCCTAGTACATCATTAAACCAAATACCGGTCAAATCAATATCGGTAAACGTGTTGTTATAAATCTCGAGATTGTTTGTTTTAGTGGTTTTATTGCCTTCGTTGGCTATTTGCATACCATTCGCGCCGTACTCGTAGGCCCCGTTGTTGTTAGGACCATGATAAGGACGAAGGGTATTATCATGTATTTTAAAATCAGTACAGTTATCTAGCCGAACACATCCGTCCGTTATCCCCTCTATTATATTATTATTGATTTCGTTTCCGCTACCCGTGCACTCTATTAAAAAAATAGCGTCATGCTGCATGTTATAGCATGAATTGTGGTGAAATCTAATATTCTGAGCATAAAAAATATGGATTGCTTCACCAAAAGCGTCATGGAAATACATATGATGAATATTAATATCTTTGGCCTTTGGGTTACTTCCAGAGCCCCCGGCAAACTCTATACACCTTTCGACCCCTGACCCGGATGAGCTCGGACTACCGTGAGCCAAACCTAGTGTGGTTGATTGATTTACACAGTTCCCGTCAATCTCCATATAACTGATTTCGACGCCCGTGGCAACCCCAGACCCCAACTTCTCAATTATGGCGGTTCCGTCGGGGAAAGCTCCAGCTCCTGAATTAGGAACTCTAAGTTTAACGGCGGTTGGACTAGTCGTATTTCCGGTCCAGGTTGTAGAACTACCTATGAGAATCTGACCAGAGATATTATAAGCTCCATCCAACATTTTAACAGTACTGCCAGGGTTACCGTTTGCTGCCGAAAGGCCCTGATTAATCTGTACTTGGTCGGCGGTCCCATCGCAAATATAAGTAGCTCCTGAGCCTGTTAGACCCACTGTGTAAGTAGATACCATTTTTAAGATCTCCCGATTATTGCAAGTTGCCCCTTTTTATCGGAAGCAGTCGGTTGATTATATGTATTGTTTACAGTCACGTGGCTAGTTGATTTGATACTCTGCCCAGCACCAACTACAGAAATACCGCCTTTCGATTGTCCCGTACTTGTGGATCCTTTCATCGCAGATTCATATGTTTTTTCTACTTCTCTCTGAGCGATAGCGGCTTTAGCGTAAGTGTTAGCGGCGGCCGTTGCTTTGCCCCACGCTGCAGTTATCCCATTGACTCCACCGATTGTACCACTCATTGCTTGACTACCCGCGGTTTTTAAGAGTGCGGTTGCCTGCTGGGTGGTTAGATTCGTCCGTTTCCCGGCTGAGTCAACCAATGCGAGTTGCCCCTGGGTTCCTGCCTGACTGACATTACCAGCCTGTTTTAAATATGTTTCAAGTTGGCTAACTGTAAGTTTTGTAATTTCCCCCTTCGCGTTAACTAACGAAAGTTGGGAAGTCGTCCCGTAATAGGATACATTGCCACTCGCTGTTAAGGTCGCGGTGAGTGTCTTCGCTCCCGAGTTTGCATTGACGGTGCCAAATGTAACACCGTTCAAGCCCGAAACCGATCCTGTGAACGGCACATTGCCCGCCAGCCCCATGGATCCGCGTAATTGATCCACTGTAAAAGTGGTATTTTTACCATTTGCACCCACACTAACTATTCCAGCATTTGTCCCCGCAAAGTTGACATTACCACTTCCGGTTAGTGTGTTTTGTAACGGGATACCCGCGGCGGTAGCGTTTTGTTCGCCCTGCTGTATTCCCTTTAGTCCTGCTATGGATCCGGTCGCGGGCACATTTCCCATGCCTTCGAGCCCGGTTGTCCCAGTCTTAACGTCTGCGCCCAACGATTGAACAAGGCCTTCCATTGTGCCTAATTGTGCGTCAGTTTTTGCCATGTTAACATTCGAATACATGTCAAAAGATGCCGCCGTGTCAGTGTTTGCTTTCGTCAGTGAGTCCGCGTGCGTTTTTTGTGCATCTGCCCATTCGCCGAATTTCCCCTGGATCATGGCAATGGCTCCGGTAATTGCAGTAACAACCGCAGGAGGAAGTATATTAGAAAACCATTCTTGGATTATCTGGATATCGGCAACTAGTTTATTTTTTAACTCTGTGAATCCGGCTGATATTGTGTAGTATACGATCGTGAAAACATCTTTCATAACACTCCACGCCGCTGAAAGAATCCCCGTCTTTTCATCGAGATAAACGAGTCCGGCAGCAACCAAAGCCAGCGTACCGACGATCAATACCGCGGGACTCAGAACCAGACCGACTGCCAGCCCCAGCGCCCCCATTACCCCGGCTGTCGTAATTCCGGCGGCACTGGCGGCAATAAGTCCACCTGCCAGAAGGAGGGCAGCCGATCCACCTACGGCGGCGACTATTACAAAAGTTTGCACAGGTTCACTCATGTTTGAGAAACTACCTGTGACAGTGATAGCAACCCCAGCAAGTCCCATAAGCACACCCATTAATGAGGCTGTCTGGACTTCCATGTTTTTCATGTCATAGCCGACTAAATCAGCAAGACCAAATGTAAGATTATCTTTGAGAGTTGACATTAGCCCGGAAAGTGTCTGACTCCGGGTTTCCATTGCTCCAGCATATTTTTCATTCCAAATTGCGGAAAGGGTTGATGTTATCATTTCCCTATTATTTTTGTCTACGACCTGAGCCATCTGCTGGCCGGACCGATTCACATAGGTGAACATGGTATCCCCAACTTGCCCCCCATACTGAGCGTATTCGTCAAGGTTTGCCTTTGTTACCTGGACCGCCTTGATACCAAGTTCTTTCAACCTCTCAAATTCACCGGTTTGCGCATCTGCTACGGCTTCGATAACATCGTTAAAACTTTTTCCCATACCAGAGGCAGTATCTCCAAATGTTTTACCGTATTGTTCGATGTCCATACCGTAGGATTTCAGTTTGATGCCACCCTGGACAACTTCATCGAACTGAAACGGAGTAGTGGCAGCAAAATCCGTCATCCATTGAAACTTTTGTTTTGCGATGTCGGCGGTCCCGTATAGAGTAGTAAGAGTGACGCCTGCATCCTGAAAATTAGAGGCAAGACCAACCCCATAACTAGCTATGCCCGCAAGTGCTACCGCCGGGAGAGCGAAAGCACCCGCAAGAAGAGCCTGAGTACTTGTAGCGAAATCACTTATCCCGCTTTCAGCTCCTTCAAGTGCAGTCCCATACTGAGCAAAACTCGCAGTGTCAACCTGAAGTCCCGCGAGTGCAAATATCTCACCAATAAGTCCCATATTTTCACCGTTTTAAAATGCAGATATGTGTTTCTCAGTATGTTTGAGTCGTTTAGTCTACCCTATGCAACTTATTTCAATCCGTTAAATTGACTTACCCAAGCATTTCCGGCAGATGACCATTTAGAAGACTGTTCTTTTTTATGGTCCCTCTTTTTAGACTGCCCGTTTATACATTTTTTCAGTTCGTCGGCGAGTTCTTTATCAATGAAATCCTCAATCGTCCATAATTTTTCATCCATTCGGTGGGAGTTCGGAGCATTGAGGATTGAAACTTTTATATCGGCGTGTCGGATTGTATCTAATTTCATTTTGGCTGTGAGTTCTTTACTGCCTTCCTCGATCATCAAGTTGGTATCGCCGGGGGAATATCCCCAAAACTCTTGCGGGGGTGTCCCACACAACCGGAATAAAATTCTCTGCTGCCTGTCAAAATACTCGTCTATGTCAATATCCCCGATGCTTCCCCCTTATCCTCCTCCTTTGGTTTTTCAGCAGAATTAAGTTTGGTTTCAAGTATTTTGGCCTGCATTTCCTCAGGAGACATATCTTTTAATTTTCGGATTGCTGCAACAATCTTTTTATCAAGGAGCCCAGAGTTAGCAAGCCCATCAATGATGATACTATTAAGGTCTTCAAACGTTTTACGACGTTTGATATAAAACTCGTCCTCTATCAGGTCATCTACGTCTTCAAGCGTCAAACCTTTCTTTTCCCAGATCAGCCCGGCATAAATAATCTTCGTGAGTTGGTCGTTGTCTAGTCCGTCGGTATCATTAAACAGCTTGATAAACTGAGTATAGTTTCGGACTCCGAGCAATTCATACATTTTCAATTGCCCACGGTTCGTAAAAAAGAGAGAATATCCAGGGATAAACTCAACTTCTGGCCCTGTCACAAAAACACCTTAAGCCCGCGAGAGGAAAATTCTGACAAAACGACCCGCTTTGAGTGCTTCATCGACCCTGACAAGTGCAGTTGTGAGAGTCCCAGCGGCTCCAAGGGTTACAGCCGGAGAGGCTGTTCCACTTGTAAGTGTCTGCCACGTTGTCCCATTATCCACCGAAAGGCCGATGTAAGATGATGCCACAGCGGTAACTTCGACGGTATCGGTAGAGACTCCAGTTGCCTCTTTAAAGATAACATCGGTAACCGTTGCTCCAAGCGCAGTGTTTGCTAACGCAGGAGAATAAGTAATGCCCGCGCCTGTCCCTTCAATTGAGGTAATTGATGCAAAGGTTGTAGTTCTAGTAGGTGGTCCGGTAACTTCCAGGTCAACGTTGAACTGATAGGTATTGTCCTTCGACTCAGGGAAGTTTGTCGAAACGTAGGCAGTGTAACTATAAATCTCACCTGCTTCTGGAATTATGACTGTAAATAGGTGCTCGTTTCTGTCAAGGAAAGCGTTCTTTAGTGCCATTTGCCCGGCATCTCCTGAGATGATATTGCCTTTTAGAGAACAGCTCCCTGGATCAAACATTTTTAGCCCTTTTCTCATTGTAGTCCCAGAACCAAGACTGGTAACGTCCTTTGTTCCAGTCTTGCCTTTTGGGAAAGGGATCGAGTCTGGGTCTATACCATTTATCAGGGTAGCATCGATTGCTACTGTGGCATTAAATGTGTCAACGTAGGTATCTATCGGCATGTTTTTAGCTCCGGTTTCAAATTCTGATTGATTTAACCAATTTCGAGGCGAAAATTTATCGAATAAATGTAATTATTATTAGGATCCCGAGAAACAAAAAACGGCTCTGCGATTCCCGAAATCCTTTTAAATCGGGTAGAGCCTATCACGGTATTGATTTTCAGGTGTAGTAAATTGTAAATTGAATCAGCATTAGTTTGAGCTGTAGCATCTGAAGCATTTCGTACTCTCACACCTAATTCCGGTCGACGAAGGATCATTCCTTTCCCAAGCGTAGATTTGGACTCTAGCCCAGTTTGATCGAAAAGAGTTATACAATTTGCCGCGATTGAATCGAATCCTTGATAGAAAATATTAGTGTCTAGAGTACCAATACCATTCGTTTGAAGGTACGCCCCGATATCCTCAATCCATGTCATAAGACCGACCTCATGGCATTTTCAACCATCACCGTGAGCATAAACGATCGTTGATTGAATGGAGTCGAAAGAAATTTCCATTGCCCAATTGGGTGATAATATTTTGATATTTCATGGACATAAGGCGCGTAAGGAGTTGAATAAGACAACCTGACGTAAAATTCAGTCAGTGTATCTTTAAAAACTCTTGAGTCCCCAGTTCCTTTCATTAGTCCAGTATCTACAGGGCAATAATCATCTTTTGATATGTTTATCGTGTCCGTTCCCCATTTCACAACTGCGTTTTGGGCAACCTCTTCCATCCGATGCTGCAGAATTATAAGGTTGGCAATACACAGAGCGGCACCTGGCATTTAAAACGCCCCCTTACCGAGATAAACCTCAACACATACAAGGATTTGATTAGGCGTATAAACAGGTATAACCAAAGTCACGGGAGCCGTAGTACTATCGGGAAGTGTGATTAAATCGTCTTTATTGATGACGGTAGCGGGAGGGAACTGGAGCCAAGCAACGGTAAGAACATCATTATCTATCGTTTCGGTTTTTTTCACATACCGACACGATGGCGATTGACTAGTTCCATAAGTAGGTTTATGATGACTATCCCGTGATGTGCATGGTTTTAATGTTACCGTGGCTGGGAAGAACATTACCTACCCCCGTGATGGTGATGACAATCAAACCCTACCTGACATGACGGGCTAGAATAAGTTGAATATCTACAATAATTATATTGATTTATACAGTCCCTTGCCCCTTGCTCATACGCTTCGATATCTACATCCGCGGTATTCTGCTGTCTATACCCTGGAGTGTTTACAGTGGCTGCCATCTCAGAGGTCGTTTTCATCCTCCGAAGAGTCAAAGCGCAAGCCGTGAACTCAATTGCGTCCTGAATAACGGGATCGCTATCATCTATAGCATCCGTGGCTTTAAGGACACGATTATAAGATTTTATAATTATGGCTGTGATATCAGTATCCTCTAAGGTTGATGTATATATTACTGTCCGGATATCAGCAACTGTGCAAAGAACCACGATTAGAAAATGAGAAAAAAGAATATAAAGGAAAATCAAGGCAATGGTCTACGCCATCTCTTCTTAACGGACATTCCACGTCTAACAAGTGCAGATGAGTGATTCTTAAGGTTTCCCTTCTCAAAAAACTTAGATTCTGATAGTTTTACCTGGTGTGATTCTTGGCAGGATTTCGAACAGTAAATTAAAGAAACTTTCCCATATTTCAGATAGTTATCTGTCAGTAATTCCCGTTTTTGGTCAACTGGAATCGTAATGAGATGCGAACATTCCGGATTCGAGCAGCTAACGTTCGTTTTTATAATAATCATTTATGACACCGTTTATATAGGCTTCAGGGGCAGAACAATACGGAACAAACGAAGTTACATAAACACCATTTGTATTTTCTGAAATTATCTCTGAGGCTAGTATGTCAGTGGCCTCGATAAGAAAAGATGCTTTTATATTTGTACACTTTTGACGGTGTGAACATTTATTTGTGCATATTTCACCAAATTTATTAGATTGATGATCGAAGCATAACATGGTAAACTAATATTCGTTGACTGATATAAAAATTATTGTATCAGTACACATTAAATAAATTGACAGTAGCACAAACATTTAAATCAAAAACAGTAATATTAATCTATATTATAAAATCTTACAGCCTAAAGCCGGAGTTTTTCGCCTTTTCCTCCGGCCCCACTCCATTTTTTATTAGAACGCAGTCTTTCTTTAATCATGATTAATTAAAACCTAAAAAATGAAAAAGAAATCAATTACTTTTTTTACCGGAAGAAAAACGTGATGATCGCGAGTATAACAAATATTATGACAAGCCATTTCGCAATTTCCATAGAGAACCCTGCAATTCCCCGTGCGCCCAGTACATAAGCAATCAGTGCTAATGGAAGAAAAACATGATAATTGCAACCAAAAAAAAGATGTATGAAACCATACCAAACATTATGACAAACCCTTTCGCGATTTCCATAGAGAACCCTGCAATTCCCCGTGCGCCCAGTACATAAGCAATCAGTGCTAATATTAGAAATTTTACAGCAAGTCCTATAAAATCAATCATTTTCATAGCTCCTTTTTTTTTATGAGATCTGCACAAAATTGTGCTTAATTATTAATACTTTTAAACCGATTACTATATACTTAAAATGCTGTCACCACAATGCGAAAGCAAGTTGGAAACAGGGCATATAAGGAACATTCAAAGGTTAACATAATTTTCCACCTGCGGAACGCAGGGTTGAGCTCGCGTGACTTGTCCTCAATAGAGGGAGGGATGACCCGAGAAGCCGGTCAGTCTTTAGCTGAGTGGTAGTTCACCATCTCCTTTTGTTTCCGTAATATTATCAACTTCAAATTTTATCTCTTTTTTCTTTTGTTAAGGCTCGCATCTCGTCAACGTTTCCAGTTTTATACATATATGAATTGATAACATCCTCGGAAGACATCACAAAGTCAACATATCTAAGGTTAGTTACAGTGTCTTCAGGTGAAAGGTCAATGTCACTCTTGGCATAAAGTTCGATCGTAACAAGTCTATCAATTCCACGTCCTGGCTGAACTGCTCCACTTAACACGTTATTTACAATGTTATCGACGCCCTGTGCCTCATCCAGACGCTGATCTCGAAATGATGTATCTTGTTCATTGGGGGATAACGTTGACATCAATGGGTTTTCGTCCACTATTTGAGTTTTCGCGTGAAAATTGAAAACTGTAGGGTCATTACTATAAATCGCGGTGGCTCCTCCAATAGAGAGGATAGCAAACGCTATGATTGTGGTAAATATCTTTCCTCGTTTTGTGAAATACATGATGCCCATTCTTATCCCTCCAACTTAGTAAATACACGAAAGTTGCAACCTTTGAAACTTTCTCCTATCCAAATTGTCCCGTTTTCACTTACAGACATTGGCTTATATTTGTCAGCCCCTTTCATTTTTCGCAATTCTATCCAATTCCGACGATTGAAAAACAGGAACTCTCTTCCATTCTCATCAGATATTTTGAAAGTATCACCATCTGGCTCAACTTGAATAAAAATTGCCGTTTCTGCTCCGGCACTGTCTCGACCGATGCCTAAACGCTTGTCACTTGTGATATTATGTTCCGTTTCTGCCCATATATCAAGATCTAAAGCGTAAAAATTACCAGTTGAAGTTGAATCGTCAAATTTCACAATGCGTTTGATATAAATCACCTACTTTTATCTAATATATTAGTGTGGTGTAAGCTTATATAGTTTCCCCATACATCCGGAACGCATACTCCACGTCGCATCGATAAACAACATACCACTCACGGCTGACCGAAAAACACTAAAATAAATAGAGCTATTCTACAACTATGGTTCCCTTACGACAGTATCACGAAAAATGGAGGTTTTTTATGCCTCCGTTGGCTGGCTCGCTCCATCATGGCTCATTGGATTAGAGGAAGAGAGCAATATAAGGAAGTTTTTCACCGCTTCACCTCTGACCATATAGAAGTCTTCACCGACAGCCTTCTTGACTACTGCCTCATTCTTCTGTTGGCAAACACAGCGCCACACGTCGCAGAATCGCATTTGCTTAGTTTTCTTGTCTTCGATCTTTGCCTCTCTATGAGAGTTCGGATGCTCATATTCCATCCAGAGTCTCCTTCCGTCCGGAGTAACGCAGGTGACGTCTGCATCTTCTTTACCCTGACCACCCCAATTATTTACACATACGTTGGTGCAACCGATCTGGATCAGTTCACCGGCAAGCAGATAACAGGTTGCATAGTGGTCTGGTGATTCTCCGCTTATCTTACTTGATTTTGCAATATCATTTCTAAACCAAATTACTTTAGACATGCCAACAACCGGAGGAGTTAACCTTGTTACTCTAGTCCACCCTGGTATATCTGAGTCCCTCATCCCAGAGATCCAATCATCTGACATAATACCCTTGTCTCGTATCCACTCGAGCCCGTCTAATAGCTCATACCCACATTTCATATAGCTCTCGCCTGATAGTGGTATTTCGATTTCCTTATCAAAGAAAACCTTCGACTGTGTGTTACTCAGGATAACCCTTCCTTTAACCTTGGATCCATTCATCACAAACAGGAACTTCCGAATCTCTCCATCTGGAGGCTCCATAAGATAGTTTTTATCTTTCTGCGAAAAATGATAATCTTTTTCAAACTCTGCAATGTTTTCAAACGACATGTTGCACATAAATATAGTTGCATCAGTGTTTGATTTCAGGATAGGCAGGATGTGTTTCACTCCAAGGGTATCCTGATTGTCAAGAATGATACTACATTTACCTGCTCTCGCTTCTCGGAACCAGCGTTTGATATACCTCTCCATACCAGGATTTTCAAGCAGGTTCGCCCCTTCATCGAGCATAACAATCGTTCGGTTCTTCTTCCGGTGAGCCTCCATATTGGGTGATTTCAGCCGAGTGTTAATAATGTCCACAAGCAGAACGGTTACTGCGTCCTGATACCTCTTATTATCTTTCAGGTCTGAAACGTCGATACAGATAAACCGTCCAGACGCATTGAAGGAGTCATGATTATCTAACCAGTTCAATGACTCCCCTTGCTTGATATCGGTAAAGTGGTTGATGAGCGCCTTAAGGGTGGCACGGTCTTTCTTCTTTGCGTCATCTGCAACCCACAATTCCCACCTATCCATCAGATCACCAAGCGAAGGCCATTTCTTACCTTCTGTCCACTGCTCAAAATTAATAGGGGTCGCATTCTTGTCTACAAAGCCCTTTTCCTCATACAGTGCAGAGAGGGATCGCTTGAAAACTCCGGACATTGACGAGGAGAAAGCCTCACCGACAATTATATTTGCGAAGTTCGCAACCGATTCTTTATGCCGAATGTACGCCTTTTTCCGGTCCATGACATCCTTCCCGTGTGTTTCGGGATTGTAACCAACCATGAGCGGGTTAAAGTTCTGTCCATTATCACCAATTTTTATTAATTGCCCATCAATTGCCTCTATCATCCGGATGGCTGAGGTCCCCATGTCTTCTTTCGGAAATATATGTATAAAGTCACAGCCAGCCAGCACGGCATTATAGTCAATGTAAAGCTGTAGTGTACTCTTGCCTGATCCACTGCCACCGAATATGGCAAGATGCTTACTCATATATTTAGAATCATCAGGATTCCAAAAGATAGGAGTTCCTGCATTTTCTCCATGCTTTGCGTATCCGATTAAGATACCCTCCGTGTCTAGACGCTGCGTTGGGTTTCGTCCTGGCCACATCGCCGATGCAACATCGGTCATTGTTTTTAGGACGGCACCCTTAACAATCTCATTAGACATCAGACTTGACCTCAGCGCCTCTAGCTGACCACCCTTTGGTACTTCGGTAAGAACACCATGCCCCCTAAGTATCATCTGTAGGTGAGCACTGCTGAATTCTACCTTCTGCTCGTCGTTCCCGTCTACCCGGGCGATGAGAAGTTGTTTAACTTGTCTATGCGTACCGTCATATGATTGTTTACTGAAGGCCTCGATATCATCGGTATAGTGATCTATTCTCCGCGAGTACCGACCCGATGTCTTGACCTCTGTATCTTTAATCCAATCCATTTTGGATAGTTCTTTATCGGTCTCCTGACTCTCTTCCAGAGAAGACATCTTATAGATTACCTGGGTAAGGGTCAGATCTATATTCTTGTCATCCGTAACTTCCATAATCTTGTCAAGGACGAAAGGATCAGCGTTCTTTCGTATGCCACCTTCGGCAGGATCTATTTTAGACGGAGAGGCAATGTAGAATAATTGGGCTAGTCGAGTCCCATTTATTCTCAAGAAGTTGCCGTTATCTGTAGACTCAATAGAGGAGGGGCAAGCCAGGAACGCTGCCTCAGCCTCCAAGAGTCTCTCATATTCAAATTCTCGGAACGTTTCCCACCAGATTTTTGTACGGAACACTATCCCTTTTACGGCGTTGCTTACCTTGCGTGCCGTTTGTGTTGTTAACCTGTGGTTTTCGGTGTGTGGTTTGTACTGAGGTTTTGCCATATTTATAATCTCCTTAATCCATGTACGTTAAATGTAATATCACCGTAAAACATATCTTCAATTGCCTCCGGATTATCCAGTCTCGTGCAACCGATTTTCATACCTTCCAATATTTCGGTAATCGTCTTAATCATGATATCTAATTTATGCATTGCGCCTTCGGGAGAAGCATTGTATGAGAGCAGTACTAGCATATGATTCTCGTATGATTTTTCGTTAGCGAGTTCACACATGATACGGTGTTCGTCCATTGATTCACGTATGATTTGAGGCAAACCCTCCTTACCGAGTTCCTTTCTGATGGACTCGGCGTGGTCTGTCAGGTCGGACCTTACTTTCAAAGTGGTTTTAATAATCGAATGATCCGGAAGTCCAACCCACATTCGTTCCACGTTTACCTTAAAAGCCTCAAGATCGTCGGGGGTGAATGTGTCTAGATGGATTATTCCACCCCAGTTATGGGGTCTGTCCCTGTCAAAAAAGTACTCAATATAGCCTCCGTTATGAACTTTCTTTATGTGAGTAAGGCTCCTAGCCTTCTGTATCCCGAGATGCCCATATTTATTAATGTAGTCGGTTCCCCGATGCACTGACCACATAAACCTCAAGTTTCTTTCAAAATGATATAGGGAAGCGGTGCTTCTTCCGACAGCTACGAAAAACAACAGTTCGAGGATACCGAAGCCGATTGATACATAAACACCAAGATGCGACCCGAGTGTAAATATGCTAAGCATGAAACATCCCATCAATGGGAATATAAGAATAAATAACAAAAGTTGCTGATTTTGATGTAACCCGAGTACGGTCGGGTCAAAGTTTCGATTGCCTGCCATGGGTGTGGTAGACATTGTTCAATTCCTCCTAAACTTTTTAAGCTGATTAGAAACTTTCATTATTTTGTACCCAGTCCCGAGTAAGTAGTCTGAAATCACTTTGATTAACAACATAATAACCGGCCAAAGCACAAGGACAATGGAGATTACAAAAGACCCAATTACAACTATTGTCATAACACCCGGGGTTACACCGATTTTCAATGCCTCTGTAGGTTGCCTCGCAATATTCCCCACTGCCCAGGCAGAGAGAAAAAGCAATATTGGGCGCATCGCCAATGCTGATATGAACCAAGCAATAAACATCTCACCAAAATATTTTGATATTGACCATGAAATACAAAGTAGGAGAATTATTATCAGGATGTGGGCAGAGAACATGTTTATGTATTCGATCCGTATACCAAACAACCAACCACAGGAAACGTATGCAAGTGCTTCAAATAGCCATATCCCGCCTGCACTGAGGGATGGTGTATTAATAAATTGCATTGACTCCAGGGTCATCCCAGACGAGAGTACCTGTTCCAATGTAAGTAATGCCTCGATTATTGGGAGTGCTAATAATGGCATTAAGCCAAGTTTCAGAGTTGTTTTCAGAGTTGCTGTATAATCAAAGAATCCCTCGTGCCCCGTAAACATTTGATAAGTGCCTGATGCCTCTTCCGGACAAACCTTCTGTATAATATTTAGTCCACCTATGATTACAATTATCAGTACTCCAATCATCATATACCAAACAAGTTCAGTCGCGAAGGTCTGTTGAACCCATTCCAGCTCGAATGGGTTTTGCGAGGCTGTCGCAACCATGTAAACTAGCTTTTGTGACGGTGCATAGCTGTCCATCTCACTTGTGTTTCCCAGCGTGACACCATAATTCCCCTTCAGCATCTCTTCTGCCTTTAGCTGTTCATATTTGCCAATTCCCTGCGCTATCATATTTATTCCGTCATCAAGCGCGGAAGCGTTGGCAGTATGAACCATTATAGGCTGACAGATCAACAATGTGAATAAAAAAAGGGTGAGTGTAGAGTGTTTCATGCCTCCACCTCAAGGTTTGTATTCGAGGAAATAAAAAAACATTGCAATACATATCACAAGTACGAGCCCCCCCAGGGCTATACTCCCCAATCCCTTATACGCATCTGCAGCAGAGTCTCCGGCTCCGGTTTTGAGTCCGAATACAAATTTAAGGAATTGCACAAGAAGTGCAAGTACCCCGCCGATAATGACTATACCCACAACAAGCTCAAGGATGTTTGTAAGGGCTACCCCAATTGGTGAGGATGCCACCTTAGTGACGGCCTGTGCGGGATTAAAGAAAGTCGAGTAATCTATTGCCGCCATTGAAGGCGTCGCTAGCAGGATTGCCGACAAGACCGCAAGGATAGTTGGTTTTGCTGCCTGGATTGTTTGTTTACTCATCATGTTATAAAACTCCCGTTGAGTTTATGTTAAGTTTGTGTTGCATTCGGTACTACTATATCACACATTGTATGTATAAATAGTTTGTGGAGTTTGTATATGGTATACTCAACGCCAGTGTGACACTTGAGGAACGCAAACTTGACAAAAAGAGAAATGGGCGGGAAGGATCAATACCAAATCCTACGCCAGAAAAACATTCCGAGTAAATACAAAGCGATTAGAAAACCTATTGTTGGGTAAAACCAGGAAGCTATAGGTTCCGCGATCTCTCCGTTATTTTCGATCTTAAAATTTGATACGTGGATATCCTCATAGGGGGTGCAAGCAGTTACATTTAATTTGCGGTTGTCGAACTTTCCGTATATTCTGACCCAACCCCCAATATGATCAAGACCTGCTGTCCAGTCCTCCATATTAGAGTACACCGTATAGTCTATACCGTCCTTATTTACCCGCTCACCGACAAGGAACCGATGTTCGGTAGTATTGTTGCCATACGCATACTCTATCTTTACAAGCCCTGGATGAGGCACAGATACCTCGAAGTACGTAGGATAAACAT